ACTTGTTGGAATAACTTTGATAAGACTTCCTGTGCTACATCATTACCCAGAGGATCTTCTTTCTTAATCCTCTTGAATAAATCTCCATATGCACCTTTCTGTGCAGTTGTTAGTGTAGGATTGTTAGCCATGAACAACGCTTCAATCTCATCTGGTGTGACGGTTCTCTCGTAGTTGTACATCGCTTTGTCAATAGATGTTTTAATCTTTCGTACATCTTTACTGAATAATCTATCTGGGCATCTAGCACCTCTATGCTCTTCATAAAAGGCTCTGTCCATCAAACTTCTAACTAAACTTAATTCCATGCTGTGTCTCCCATTCTTTTTAAATTGTGTATGTCTATCTCTCTACTGTACTTTAGATCATCTGTCAAGCGTAATATCTTTACGTTGTCAACATGACCTCTTAACTCTTTACTAAAGGCTACAGTTTTCGGCAATGCATCTGGGTCTAGTGCCACGATAACAGTTGAGAACTGCGATAAATACTTTTTGTGTGTTTCAGAAAGAGATGTACCCAACACAGCAACACCCACAAATTCATCTCCACCAACCACACAAGCACTCACGCAATCCTCAACCACAACTGCCATTTTCCCTAACCCATGAGAAAAAGGCAATCCACTTGTACCATACTTTTTCCACTTTGGCAAGCTATTTCTTAACGATCTGCCAATAGCATCAACCAGTACACCATTATGTACAATAGGAAAGACAGCACGACTATCTTTTACATCGTAATGCAGTTCCCATTCATCAATACCAAACCTCTCTGTGAACCTCGTAATCTCACGCTGTCCATTGTACGGTACAACATACTCTGGCATTACAAAGTCGGCATTGTCCAACTCTTTTACAGCATAACCCAAAGACTTCTTAATATCTTCCGATGTCAACTGGACACGAACTCCACCAGATACGGAACAAGATGCCTTGTAACAATTCCATACAAGACTACCCATATTGTTGGTAGCAGTAAAAGTTTTATAACCATCACAATTAGGACAATTCATACGCTTAGTCTCTCCATCACGCAACTCTAACTGTAACACTAAACTGTATATATCATTTATCATATTATATCACTTTCAATGTCTGCACTTAAAGTGCTTTTAACATGATTCGTTCTTTTTGTCAATGCATTGTTTGCACTTGTGAACGTATTTTTTATGTAAGGTTGTACCGAACTTATGTTTGTGTGTCCTGTAACTGACATAATCTGGCTGATATCTACACCTGCATCGACCATCTGTGTAACTCCTGTTCTTCGTAAGTCCATAAGCCGTAGTTCGTCAGACAGCCCTATCTTCCTCATGACACGCCTTGCCAACATTCCTATCTCGTACTTCCCATAAGGTGCATACACGCCCTGTACAGGCTTTATTTTAGGGCATATGTACTGTTGAAAGCCAAACTCTTCCTTTTGTTGCTTCAACATAGCGTTTAAATCCTCAGAGATAGGTAAAAATACTTGCGACCTACGTTTAGATTGTTCCAAGAACAACTCCGACCTTTCCAAAAATATATTTTCCCATTTTAACTCTCGCATATCTCCAATACGCTGACACCATTCGTATGCCATCTGCACTATTAGTCCGATGCTACGATATTTGAAGTCACTATAACAGAAGTCAAGCATTTTTATCACCTCTTCATCTGTCCAGACTACCTTTCTCTTCTTTGGCAGACGTTTTTTCACAGATTTGTAAGGATTAAACGTGGTGTATTCCATATGTACAGCATAATTAAATACAATAGACGCACAAGAACAAACATGATTCGCCAAAGTTACTCCTCGCTTTACCCAACCTTCGTATGCATTTTTTGCATCCCTAGTTGTAACCGACATAAACTTTTTTGATCCAGATGTCTGTCGTAAAATCTCTAAAAAATATTTATAGTCTACTTTAGAACTATCTCTTAACATACTGAAATCATTAGATAAATAATAGCTGTCTATTAAATCTGACAATGTGCTTGCCCTTTTAATATTTCTAATTTTCTCTTGACTCGTTCTGTAGTTATTTATTTTTTCATTAAACTGATTCGCAGCAACCCTCACTACACGCAAATCTGTACCCAGTTCTTTGCGTTTTACCACTCCCTCATCAACTAAAGTTTGTGGTGGATTAAATCGGTAATGTGTTTTACCGTCTGCCAATTTACGTTTCTGTACATATCTCATAAACTACCCTACCTTTCCCATCTGTAAAATATATGTTTATCAATTCTAGTTGTTCTCTTTTTTGTTTTTGCCCAAGATGGACGCACATAGGTTGCATGATAGTGGGTTGCTCCCTGTGTTACGTCCAGAACTATTTTACCAGACAAGACTATTCGTGCATAATCCTGTGCTAGAAACCACGATTTACTGTCGTAGTCTGGTTCATCTTTTTTACCATCGCAGTACCAACTAAAGCTACACTTAAAAAGTATAGGTTTTTTTGTTCCCTTGTGGGTAATAGCTTGCTTTACTACTTCACAAACTGTGTCTGGAAAACGGCTGTCTTCCACCCTATTCATCACAACCTGCCCTACAGCTATTTGCCCTAGCATAGATTGATTATTAGCTTCGTGATATATGTTCAATGCCATACACATAAATGCTGTTTCTAATATCATCCTATAATTCCTTGTACTATCATGTTAAGTGCTAGTGTTGCCACTACTCCACATATCATTAATAAAAATAACGCATGTCCCTCATTCATCACAAAAATTCCTCCAAAATTTACAGTTATTATCGCCTTTGCATACACGTTCATGCTTGGCATTTTCCCAACACTCTGACTGCCAAGGTGAGAAATACTTTGTCGTAAATCTGTCCACCCAATCTTGACCATCAACTGCCCACAATCCTAGTATGGGCAGAGGTATCAACAGCAAGAACACTACGAAAAATGCCATGCCAAAGCCTTTGTTATGATATGCTTTCATCTATATTCCTTTCCTTATGTTAAGACCTTTCGGGTCATATTGATCTGCTATCTCTTCTGGTAGATGCCTACTGGCTGTAGGGTCATTGAAGAAATCATTGCAGTACAGCAAGAATATCAGAAACAACATAGTGTATCCAAAGTATTTGAGAAACTTATGGAATATTATGTAGGCTTCCTGTGCTTGCTTCAACGCTTCTGCTTTTACATCTTCATCACTCATACTATCTCCTATCCTGTTTGTAATAATTTACCACAGACACCACACTCATAACCATGATATCTGTGACCATCTTCATAGAACTCGTAGTACTCTGGATTCTCTTCACAATGGTCACACTCATGGTCATCATGTTCAAATAATTCCTTATCCATACTGCACCACCTGTCCTGTGTTCCACTTGTCAGCTTCTTTCTGGGCATCCTCGTGAGTTTCAAACAGTTTAACTGGACTCTTATCGTCCCACATAGCACCACAGCCTTGCTTAACATATTCTAATCCCTCTGTTTCAAAGGGTTCGAACACTACTGCATATTGAATAAGTTTAATCATCTGGGTTGTCCTCTTTAAATACTAAATCACCATAATGACATTTCTTCTTGTACTCAAACCCATAGTCATGCTTGATTGCATATAGTAAATTTTCAAGCTCACATATGTGTTCATATGTAATCGGACATTTCTCCGATGTGGTTCTATCTATATCAGCTAACACATTGGCAAACTTTAAATACTTTGCCCTTAATTCTTTATCATTATGTTTCATTACTTACTCCTTTCAATATTGTGGATATAACGTCTACTGTGAAACCATTTCCAAGCATCTTATATCTCTGTGATTTACTAATCGGCTTCGTTGTGTAACGAATAAAGTTACCATCTTTATCGAACTGCTCACCACCCATGTCACCATATTGAGTGTACCCATCTGGAACAGTTTGCAATCTTTCACATTCAAGAGGTGTTAAGGCTCTCCAATACATCTGCTCATGATTGACCACAACATTATCTTTTTGAACTGTAGAGAGGGTATTGGTTTTGCCATCATCTCTAGTTTCAATGCGAGGTTCTGCCTTGATATTAGGGTTGTAATCATCTCTCTTGCCTGTTTCTGGATTAATCTTTCGGTTAATGATACGACCACACTCGACTTTAGGCTCTCTGTGACCACCTTGCATTGTTGTCAGAGAGGGTGCTTTACCTTGTCGGCTGTATACCCTACGAATGATGTCATATCCCTTTATATCGGCTTCTCCGACTTGCTTACAGCCAATATTACCATTCTTATCAAATACTACTTGTCTTCTAGCTTTCTCGTAGTAGTGTCTAAGATTACCACCCTTGAAGTAATTAGCGTCTAGGCAATGTGATTTATCTCTATCTGCCATAGCACCATCTTCAAGAATATCATTCATAACTATCCCACTATCAGACATAAACTCCATGACATCAAAGTCAATGTTTGTCCAATACAATCGCTTACGAGATTGACCAGACTTTACACAACTGTTTACCTCGTGACACACTACGTCTGGGAATATACGCTGAAACATCTCTGTGAAATAATCTTTCCAAACCTTTGGCATTGATGCAACATTCTCAATCAATATCTTATCTACATCTAACCCTTTGATAGCGTCAAGCAATACCTTTGACATATCTCGTTTATCCTCTTGGAATTTCTGCAAACCTGCAACCGAATAACTCTGACAAGGGAATCCTGCAACCAAGAGGTCAATCTTTTTGCCCTTGAGAACTTCCCAATTTCGTGCATCGCCATGACGAATGATGTTAGGGTAGTTGTACTTACTTACAGCACTTGAATAAGGGTCAATCTCAAAGGCATGGTATTCGTCTGGTGTAATGCCTAGCTTGTCTAGGGCAATCATTGTGCCAGAGAAACCATCAAAAAAACTTCCAACTATTTTATACATCTTTTAATTCCTTTCTCAAAAGTTTAGCTTGAAACATCTCATGTTGATGCCTACGTCTTGCAACCTTTTCACGCTTGTCGTTTATCGACATGGTTTTTCTTTGCACCATGTTTGAAAAAACTGGGTTGCGTGGTTTAGATTGCTTTACTTTTTTATAATACGTTTTCGGCATTGTCAACTCTCATTAATGTACTGTCGGTTTATATTCTTTTATAAAATCAACTTCTATATCAGCATCTGGTTTGCTGTCAAGTATTGATTCAATAACCCACTTGAGGGCTGACGTAGTATCGTGAATGTGAGTGAATTTGTTGTCTAAATGTAACACTCCCTGTTTCCCATCTACTGTCAACCCTATTTCATAATATATATCCATTAGTGTACAAATCCCCAAGTGATTCGGTGTCGCATACCCTCGACACTATCTGTAGCATCTGTCGAATCACCCTCTTCATCACAACCCACAACTAATGCCTTGTTTACTAGCTGTACGTTTTTATGCATAGAATGATTGCTATATCGGTAGGTAAACCATGCCTGTTTGGGCGAATACAATCCCTCGTCATCGACATAAATGCCATCATTACCAGTTGGAACGCTGACCACATCAAATGTCTTACAATCAATGAGGTCATATATTTTCGTATAATCACCATTGTAATCAACTTCCTTGATTTCTTTGGCGAATGGGTCAATTAAA